CCCGCCAAGATCGGCCGGCTCGAACTGCCCGCCGAACTCCTCGGACGCGCCCCGCGCGCCGCGGAAAAGCTCTGCCTCGTTCCGGCGCCGCGCTCTGTTGACGCCCTCGTTATCGGATCCCAGCGCTTCGATCGCGCCGGCGATTTCCTCCGTCGAGCCGCTGCGCAGCGTGTTGCGCAGCCTGCCGGGGATGCTGCCGTAGTTATAGGCGACCGATGTAAGCGCAGCCTGCTGCTCCGGCGTGAACTCGGCCCAGCGATTCCCGGATGCCCGGATCGCATCGGCCTGGAACTCCTGCACGATGCGGCGATCAAGGTCGCGCTCTGCATCCTCGCGGCTGACGCGCGTGTTGCGCGTGACGCGCTCAACGGTTCCATCGGCGCGCGTCGTGGTGTCGCTGCCGTAGCCCGCGCGCAGCGCGTTCACATCCCAATACGGATCTGTGCGAAAGCCCTCCTTTTCTCGGATGATCGCCTTCGCCACCGGGTTGGCGCGATCGGTGTAGACTTCCGAGCGCGTGCGATCGGGCATAATCGACCCGCCGAACTTGTCGGGCGACGTGTCGAACATCTCCCGCACCTGCCGGCTGTCGGACTGCGGCGGCGCCTCGGGATCAGCGGAAGGGCGCTGCTGCGGACGCTGCGTCGGCCTGCCGGACAGCGCCGCCTCTGCCGCGCCCTGACCGCGCGGGCGCGGCGGTCGCTCCTGGCGCGGGATCTCCTCAAGACCGAACTCGGGTCCATCCTCGCGCACACTTTCGAGCGCCTGCTGTTCACCGATGATTTGCCGCTCTTGCTCGACGGCCGGGCGAATGAAGTTGTTGGCCGTCTCGAACATCGCCGAGAAAGCCTGAAACGCCTGCTCCCGCCCGCGCCCGAGCTGGGGGCGCGGCTGCACCTCCGGCGCCACCTGCGACGGCCCGTAGCGACGGACCGTCCTGCTGCGCTGGCGTCCCTGCGGCATGTGCTACCCCGTCAACTGCATGGCTTCGGCGCCGATCTGCCCGGCGCGGGCAAACCCGCTCATCACTGCCGAACGCCCTTCGCTCATCAAGCCACGTGAGCGCATACGAGACATGCGGGCACGGTTGCGCGCGTTCTCACGCGTGATCGACACGTTGCGATCAGCCTGCCGCTGCGTGGCATCGCGCACATTGATCGGCGTGCCGATGCCGATGTCGATATTGTTCGCCGCCTGTATCGTCTCCTGCTCCGATCGCAGCTCGGCATACTCGCGCGCCAGATCGCGCGCTTCGGACGCCCCGCGCGCTTCCTCCTGCGCCGCCTCCGTTCGCGCGAAAGCGGCCTCCGTCCGCGCCCGATCCCGCGCCGCGAACCCCTGGCCGATCGCGGACAATGCCGAGCCGACCGAAAGAACCTGCGAGATGGTTGTCATCGCGGTGGACGCCCCGGCGGCACTTCCGAGCCCTGCCGCGCTGCCGATAGCTCCGAACACCTGCGCCATGTCAGTATCTCACATCATAAGTGATCGCGCGCAGGATGAGCGGCATGGGTGTTTCCTGCGTCACCTCGATTCTCGGCTCCGTTCGCCACCCGGAAATGCCAGACACACGCACTGTGCCTGAAAACAAGATTTCCTCCAAGGTGCTGTCAAATGTTCCTTCGTCCCAGCGCCGAATCGGCACATGGCGCTGCGGCCCGTTCTCAATCCCGATCGCCACATCGCCGGTGCGCTCAAGCTGCAATAGCGCGCGGTGAATGCGCTGTTTCTGCATCGTCGGCGATACGTCGCCCTGCCCCTTGAACGGATGCAGCACGATGCGCGCGGCGAACGGCAGACCCACCTCGGCAAAGAAATCAAACCGCCAGTCGTCCAGATCGACCTCATCGCCGTTCACCGTGAACGTGCTGACCGGCTGGCCATCGACATGCACGTATACCTCCTGGCCCGCGAGATGCGGCGCCGATCCATCAAGATCGACCACGGCCTTGCGCAGATTGATGCGGATTTCTCGCCCCTCTGGCTGCGGATCTAGTGTTACCTCCTTGGCGCCAAGGTCGATCTCGAGCTCATCGCCAGCAAAGCGCTGCCACCGCTCGCCCTGCCGCCACCATACGGCGATATCCGCCTCGTTAGCAGGCGCATCAAAGGTGAAAGAAAACACCTCCTGATCCGCGCTCGCAGTCGTTTCATCGAAATCGGTATTGTTGACGAAAACCGCGCTGTCGCTGTTGTGGTCCTGCTCGAACTCCTCGATGAAATTCCACTTCACCCCGGCCAGCTCGCGCTCGACCACGACGAACGCATCACCGCCTTGCGTCGTCTCGAATGCAAGCGGCTTGCCTTGCGTGCCAACCCTGAAGAACCCCGTCACCTGCTGCGCGCGGTCTATGACGCACATCGCGGCGGGCACCTCATTGCCCGACCTGTCCACGCCCGTGTTCGCGATCAGCAACAGCGTCGGCTCATCCACATCCCGCTGCCGCCGCATCACCATTGATTGCGGTCGCGACACGAGATGCCCGGCCAAGAACGATATCGGCTCGGCGGTGTAGCTCTGCTCGACATCATTGAACATGTATTCGCGGATGGCCCGGCCATTGCGGTCCACGAAGATAGTGCCGCCCTGGATGGTGAGCGGGGTCGAATCCGGACTGGCGCCGTGCCGCGACGTGATCTTGAGTGCCACGTTTTCGGGTGTGATCGGCTCCTCGGGCAGATACAATTCGACGCTGCTTGTGAAGATCTGCAGATGCCGCCCGGCATAGATGTGATGGATAGTCACCTGCTCATCAATGTCTGGCCCGAGGACCAGCGGCGAACCCGAAACCGGGTCGTCATCCTCGCGGAAATCAGTGATATCGCCGACGCGCGATGCGACCAGAAGATCAGGCCGCGATCGAAAGCCGCCCATCCAGTGCCGCCCTTGGTAGAAGCTTCCGCAACTCGGATATCCGCGCGTGTCGCTCCACAACTCATCTGTCGGCGGGCGACCCGGCTGCTTGCGCTCGACCTCTGCAGTGCCGTCGCCGCGGTAAATCTTGACCACGAGAAGCGGCCAGCGCCGGAACCCATCGCCGCTGGTGAACTCGACATCCATCTGTTTGGTGCCGGTCGGCCCGTCATTGTCGATCGTGACTGTCACGCTGCTGATATCGCGAAGCGACAGGATTGCATCCTGCAATCGATCTCGCACGGTCGTATCGGTTCCGCTCCACGCCTTTATGTCGGAAATATCGCCGTTGAACTCTACCGCGAACTCGTCGCTGTTCGACATGTCACGGAAATCGATCTGCTGTATCTCGTTCTTGCCGTCATCAACGTTCGGGTCATTGAATGGAAAACGGACAACGCCGGAAAAGCTGAACGCCGCTGATTGCCAGTCGAAATCGCTTCCTAGCCTCTGGATGATGTGCGGCGTGCGATCCTCTTGATACAGCACGAGGCTGTCGAGACTCCCCGAGCTCTTTATTTCGGCGATCTCCTTGATGGTGTCGTGCGGTATGTCTACCGCTGCAACCCAGCCCGTTCCTGGCTTGTAGATGTCGGCTGCGCGGCGCGTGCAAACCACAATGTATTCTGCATCGATCGACGTGCTCACGCGGTGAATGCTGACTGGATCAGGAGCGCCGGTGCCGTCAACATAAGCAATCTCATCGCGCCCATACGCAACGCGAAAAGCGACCGTGACGCCATTAAGGTCGGTCCCGTCCGCGTCGATTGCCACCCGCCAATAGCGCGCCGTGCCCAAGAACGCGGAGGGGGCTGCGGCGAAGGTTCGGCTTCCGAATGTCTGCGTGCCAATCGTGAGCGTGCTCACCGTTGTGTAAGATGAGTCGTCATCGGATATCTGCAGCTTGATCAACGCCTGATCGTCGGGGTTGGCATCCCTGAGCGATATTTCCCGTAGGATGAAAAAAGTCATCCTCTCTGCCGATCCAAGATCCCAGCGCGCGACGACATACTCGCTTGCAGTCCCGATGCCGGTTGTCGTCTGGAATGTCGCGCCGAACTGCGCCAGATCGTTTGGATCGCCCCCATTCGGTGCTTCGATGTCAGCATTTGTCAGGCCAACATCGAAATTCATTTCGCCACGCTGCGGCCCGACATATGCCCAGCCCTCGCGCCGCCGCGCCCCGCCCTGCGGCAACGGCACCATGTTCTCGACCACCCGCGCGCTGTTGTAGTAGAGCGACACATCTTCGCGCGCGAACATGAGCGGGTCCAGCTCACCCGAAGCAAGCGATGTCTGGATATGGCGCCCGACCGGCATCAGAAATACGTGCTCCCGAGCCGCGCCCCACCGAACCGCGCGGCCGTCATGGCGTCGTCGTCGTCAAGCAAGCTCTGCGGCGCCGTGCCGGTGCTGTCGGCGCTCATCGCCGCCGCCATGAGCCCGCCCTTGCGGTTCTCCTGCGGCGTGCCATAGGCAATGCGGTCGTGCCATTCCTCCTTGCTCGCGTTCTCCGTGATCGGCAGCGCCAGGCGCGCGGCCAGCGCCTCAACGGCGAGCGTCGTGAAGTAGCCCGGCCACAGCGTTTCCGGCTGCCGGCGCACATACTCGATCACGCATTTGTCGGTGTTCGTGACCACCCAGCGTTGCCAGATGTCGTAATGCAGAAGCGGCCGGGTATAGATGCCCTCGCCCCCATAGACCCGCCGCGGCGAGCCAACGCGCTCGGCCCCGAGCTCGGGCATCAGGAAAGCCCGCTTCCATCCGCTCGAGGGCTTGGCCGCCGCGTCCTCGTTGAGCGTCTCCCGCGTCAAGGCAAACTGCCAGATGTAAGCCGCGAATAGCGCCTGCACGAGCGGCTCATACATCAGCCGCACTTTCTCGGCCGCATCGCTCTCCTCCTCGAGGGATGTGATCTGCAGCTCGCCAAGGCGGGCGAGGGCCTGCGAGGCGATGTTGACGCGGGGATCTGACATGGCCGGCTCCTATCGAAAAGGGCCGGGGCCTGCGAAAGCCCCGGCCCAGCGCACTGACATCGGGCGCCCGATCAGGCCGGGTGATCGTCCTCGGCGCCGACCGTGACCACCCCATCCTCGACGGACTGCACCACCGTGGTGAAATCGGCATCATCCGCATGGACGAAGATGCGATCGCCCGCGGTGAGGATGAGCGCGGCATCGTTGAAGTATCCGGCACCGGTGACGGTCGCGCCGTTGTCGTCGCCCGCGTTGTAGGACCAGAGCTTGCGCCCGGCACCGGAGCCGGAATGGTTCTCAAGACGGCGGTTGTTGTAAGCCATGCTGTTCTCCTCAGCTCTCGTCCGTCAGGACTTCGATGACGCCCTCCGGGTCGATCTCGATCGAGCCCGCCGAAAAGAGCATGTTCGCCAGCCAGGACGTCTTGGTCGGGATGTAGTTGACCTCCATCCGCTGGTCCATGCCGACCGCGTGCCCGACCGCCGACTGCGCATAGGCAAAGCCCGTGCGCACGTCGCCGGTGAGATCGAGCCCGCCCTCGGCGCGCTGCGCGATCCACTTGAAGCTGAACCCGACGAAGGTGTCGATCTGACCATTCACCAGCGCCTTGATGGTGTTGTAGTCGCTCGACGTGGCTTCCTCCTCGGCGAGAAGGCTCTCGCGCCCGAAGTAGCTGCCCACGTAGGTTTTCATCTCCTCCTCGTCCACGGCGTTGTTGCCGAGCATCCGCGACATCATCCGCAGCTTTGCCACGTTCAGGCCGCTGTCGGCCCCGCCGGTGCTGGTCGGGATTTCCATCGTGGTGTTCGTCGCTTCGAGCGCGTCGAGGATGAGCTGATCCTCGCGCCGGCTGATCGCGCGGGCGATGGAATAGGCCAGCTCCTGCCGCTCCGAGATGTTCGTCTTCTGCTCATCGAACACGTCCGTGTAT